AAATGGATGCAGACGATGCTAATGATTTAAGAATGTTCAACGACCAAGAACGTAAGCGTAAACAAAAAGAAGAAGAATTAAACGAATGGGCTATGATACTTGGTGGAGCTGCTTTTGTCTTGTTCGTAATGTTTATTGGTGGATATGAACTAATGCAGTTTTGCCAGACGGGTAATAGGTGCGGAAGATGAACGAATATCAAAAGACCTTTGACATGTGTTTGAAAATTTTTGTTTATGGAAGTGTTGCACTATATTTTTTAGGATTTTTAAAATTCTTACCAGACGATTTGTCAGATAGAATTGTTAATGGCCTATTAGGTAGATTTTTACCAGGATAATAAATACAAAAAAGGAGAAAATTATGTTAGATATTTTACTTTGGGTAGCAGTAGGAGCATTTATAGGATGGAATTTTCCACAACCATTTTGGGCTAAGATGATGCAAGAAAAAATACAAGCAATGATTGCTAAAAAATAAAGGATGTAATATGTCAGAAGAAAAGAAACCTCTTAGTAGAAGTGAGCGAGAAGCTCAAATCAAAGACAAAGCAGGATGGCTTATTACTGTTTTGGCTGCTTTGTTGGCCATTAATACTTATATTGCTAGTGGCAATTCGAGTAAAGTATTAAACAATACAATTAAGGCTAATGATACTTGGGCATTTTTTCAGGCCAAGTCTATCAAACAAACTCTTGCTGAAATGGCTAGAGATGATGCCATTGAGAGAAAACAATTTG